CTTTCTTATCTGTTCTGCACCCTCTTGATTATCCTCACTATCAAACCAGTCAGCCATTGTTTGAAGTTCATCAAGACTTTTTCCACGTGTCTCAAGTTCTGCTTTCTGTGTAGAAAGTTCTTGAGTTTTTGTGGTATAGTCTTTTTTCTTCATATAGCCAGCAATCGCTTCTTCTTTTGTTAATTCCTCTCCATCTATTTCCAAAAAGGGAGTTTCAGGAGCTTTTTCACTCACCTTTGGTTCTTCTACTATGACTGCACTTGGGTCATTACCCTCTTCTACGATAATTCCGCCTGCTTGGTCTGTTTTTTCTTTAGCCATTTTACATCTCCTTGTTTGAGTTCTTTGGGAGTAATCTCGTAATTGAGATTTCCTTTAGAGTGCTCATTTTTTTCTCATTTTCTTCAAAACTTCTATTCTCGCTAATCCCGTACCTCTTGGAGGTAATTTTTTATTTCCATATAAACTTTTATGTGTTGCACGTCTTTCTGCATCTGTTTTTGGTTTACCTCTCATTTTTTCTTTTCCTTCTTCTTGTCTTTATAAATTTCTTTTCCCTTATTTTCTTCTTCTCTTATTTCGTCAAGCACCATTGCAGAAGACTTTGTTTCCTCATTCTCGGTCTTAGCTTTAAGATACGCAGCTTGAGCTAAGTCCTTTATTAATTCGCCTCTCATAGATTCCTCAACCGCTTTTGTATTACGTTCTCTAGCTTCTGCCTCTGCTTTTTGTGCTTTAGCTTCCGCAGAGTTTATAATGTGGTCAGTAACATGAGCTTCAATCATTTCAGCAACCCTTGGCTGTTCCTGTCTCAAGTGCATATAAGTATCTGTTTTTCTAAATAAGTCATGTATAGAAATATGTACATTATGCTCGTCAAAAGTATCAATACCTGGTACTATTCCCCGTTCAAACATTCTATTCTCTCGTTCCGCTTTCTTCTCATCTGCGGCAATATCCTTATATAAAGTATCAAGTCCACCCATTCTAGCTAGTGTAAGTGCTCTACGTCTAACAGCTTCGTCTTGTGGGTCGCCAAATAATCCACCTTGAAAATATTGTAATACTAATTGCTGTCTAGCTGTCTGACTTTGAGGCAGTGCAGAGCCTGTAACTACCTGAACATCTGTTGGCATATTGTCTTTAGCAAGAAAATCAAATACCTCAATCTCTGAATCTTCTCCCATAATCTTTAAAACTTTACCACCTGAATATTTTTCCTTTGTAAGTTCCAGTAAATAAGTTCCGCTTTTACCTTCTTGTGATTCAAAACGAGCTATAATAGGTGCAAAAGCTGTCTGGTCTTTTTCTTGAAGCATACTTATTGCCACACCAGACCTTATTCCAGGAGGACTTGTACCTTTACTGACTTCATGGATAAGTCCAATTTCTTCAATATCCTGATTGCCTCTATCTAATTCCTGTGAGAATATATTTGATAGACTTGGAGGTGCTATAATATGAGGTTCGGGAACATTCGGTACAAATTTAGGTTGTATAACTTCTCCTGGTTCTGAAGTAATAGCTGTTTCGCTAATACCAGATTCTTTAAAAGCAATCCATTTTGGCTTTGACATCAGATTTTTAATCTCTATTATCTGACTTTTGGTTTTATTGATTTCTATTTGAATTGGAATTAAATCCTCAATAGGTGTTTTACCCCAGAACCGACCTGGAACTTTAATATAACAATACATCACTATCCCCAATGTATTGCGTTTTGTTTGGAATTTGTATGGTAAGTCCCCTGAATGTAATAAAACATGATTTGCGACTATTATTTGTCTACCCTTAGGGTATTTATGAGAAGGTTTTTCTCTTAGTTCTTTGAGTATTGCAAAACCCTCACCTGAATTCTTTTTACCTCTAGCATCAGAAACGGACTTGGTTATATTCTGGTCTGACATAAGTTTTTTAAGCTGATTATCAATAGAGGATACACCTGCATTTGGTTCTGACTGAACATATATACCGTTTTTGTAGCGTTCTCTAATATATTCAACACTCTTTGAAGTGAGTTTCATTACTCTTTGAGAATGTTCTAAATCTTCAGCACCAGATTCTGGTATAATTGAGAATGGGTCTAAAACATCTTCTTTAACTTCTCCCTCATATACATCATAAAATTGTTCTTTTCCATCATCATCCGTAAGGGGAACTTCTTTAGTAGTCGTTTCTTCCTTACCTGTTTTAGGATTTTTCTCTAAAGTAGTTATTGTTTCTACCTTGAGTTTCTTAGGTAAATGTTCTCCTGCAAAAGCGTCAAAAAAAGGATACTTAAACGCTGTGCCATAAATACTATTCAACATAAATAAGTCTTGATTAAGACTATCCTGTGAATTTAATTGATGATGATGATGTAAGACTTTTTCAGATACAAGTGCGTCATTTAACGCCTCTGATTCTGCGGTATTTGGTACAACCTTATATACAGGTCTGTTTTGAGAGAGTTTTGCCACGATATGAAGAACTGTGGGCATAATACGATTAGCAACTAATCTAACACGATATGAGGGTGCAGGAGGTTCTTCTAACTGACCTTTAGATGTATTCCACGTTACCCATTGCTTACCAAGAAAAAACGCCATATTTAAGTACCATTGGCGTTCAAAAGGCTTTCTTGCTTCAATGCCTGTTGTATAAAACTTTTCTACAAAAGCAAGGTCTTTTTTCTGGGTATCGTCTAGTTCTTGGGTTTCTTTATGAACTTTATATAATATGTCAGAAAGTGCCATGTGGATAGTATGACACAACTACATATTAAACTGTCAAGTAGGACATAAGGAATTATATTATCATATCTCTTATTTTGTTATTAAATTCCTTTTCTACGTCTTTTAATTTTCTACTTTCTGTCTTAGCTTTTTCAATAAGCATTTCTTTAACATCTGAACGGTCTTTAGTCTCTACTTTTTTATCATCTTTTTTAAGTGCTTTACCCATAGCATAATCAGTAAAATCTCTTGACATGAGTTTATCAGTGAGGTCTTTGATGATTTTTAAGTATCTATGCCCTTGAATCCAATTAAGTAGCAATACAACTATAAGCAACCCTATTAAACAATATATTATCATTTTATTTTCTCCTTATTATATTTTATCTCTCATCAAAATTACTATCAAAATAATGTGGAATATATACACTCTTAATTGTTTTAAGTTCGTTTTTTAATTCTTTTATCTCTTCTTTGTTTAAGTTTTCTAATTCTCTTACTGCTCTTAAAAACGAACTTTTTCCTCTTTTATATTTTATAACATCAAAACAACGGCATGATATTACTATTCTCTTTCCTGTTGAAAATAGAAGTTCAAACGAGTTTTTATCATCCCTTATCTTTACTTCCATTATTATTTCTCCTTTTCTTTAAATAATTCTAATAAAGCCATATATTTATATCCCCATGCACGTCCTTTTTTAGCACTTTTAAAAGCACAAGCTAGTTCAATAATATATTTTAACTCATTAAAGCTTATTCTTTTTTCGACTTGATGCAAAAAATCTAATATTGATACTGCTGGATTGTCGGGATAATCTCTCAAAGTCTTATGATTGTCATAGTTCTTATGGTCTCTATAAAAAGTAACCCTCCTTTGATTTTCCCATTCACTAATTGATTTAGCATCTAAGTCAAGTTCTCCCACGTCAAGATTATCATATATAAATCCATATATTACGTTAGGATTAAACCCATTCATATCACTCCCTCCCTATATAGTCCATTTCGCTACCTCGTCTATTTCTATTTAAAGTCTCTCTTGCCATCTTCCATATTCTCTCATCTCTAGTTAATATATGATTTTCTCCTTGCATTTCAGGAACACCAGGTCTACTCATCATACCATAACGCCACATATCAGCTAAATGGTCTTCTCCATCTGTGTTCATATCTTCTATATTACCAGTTTCATTATGAATTTGCTGTGGTACAGTACGAATGAAGTTCTCACAGTTGCTAAACACCTTAAACCGTGCTGTAAGCTCCGTATTGACCTTGTAAGGCTTTAAATACTCTCTACACCTACCCCAGCCTGTAATTCTATTATTATCGCCTTTAATGAGGGTTATCTTGTTTCCAAAGACTTTTCCCATTACTTCCCCACCACTTTCTCCAACCATAGAATCTTTATGATGAGATCTATCGCCCCAAATCTTAGGGTCTGCTACACAGTAATTAATTTCTTCTTTTTTAGAGGTCATATCTAAAATCGTCTTAGCAAGTTCAGAATAAGTCAATTTCTCTAAGTAAAGCTCTCTATACATATAAGTTATTCCATTTCTATCTACTGCAAACCAACCAACAGAAGAAGGACTTGAATATCCATAATCTAATGCCATAAATCTAAACGCCCTTCCAATTTTAAATGGCTTACAAACATGAACCTTATCATCCCAATCTGCAAAGTATTGCCCTTCAAATACATCCCAATCCCCATATAAAAGCATTCTTTTTTCTTTATCTGGTAGAAGTTCAAGTCTTTTAATATAATCAGGGTCATTTTTCATACCAGTGGGATTATCATAAGCAGTAGCGGGTATAAAACATCTAGTCATACCATCTTTGTCCTCATAAATAGTATAGGGCTTCTTACCTGTAATAAATCGTTTCTTACACCAAGCATGACCTATATTACCTGGATTAGTCGCAGCCCTTATAATCTTAGGGATTTTAGGATTCATACTTCTACACCTTGAAAACATATATACATACATGGATTCTGTAAAAGAAGTTACCTCATCAAACCCTATAAAAGCATAAGCAGCACTTTGATAATCATGCTTATTGCTCTCGTATTCCATGTGTCCAAACTCAATCACTGCCCCTGCGGGAAATGTCCACCTCCTTCTCTCTCCACTCCACTTACCACCTAAAGACGGATACCATTTATGGGCTCTATCCATAAG